CCTTTTTATGCCGTTAAAGGCTGTGCTTGCCGTAGCGACAGCAGCCGAGATAGTTACTGGATCGAACACGTTAGTATGTTTTACGCATCTTCAGAATGACAGTATATGTATCAGCACTAGAGTGACCCACAGTAGTAAAGTCAATATCACCTGTCTTTCCAGAACCTGCGTTATTTTTTAAACCACCAAACTCACTATAGTCATGATGACCACTCTGATTTTCACCTAACTCTATTATAAAAGCATCAGACGTTGCATCGAAAAACATTCTAACCTTCATGCCTATGCACTGCCACCAGATTTTCTCTATGGCAACACTCGTACAAGTATTGCCATTTATATCTGATTCCAATGCACTGACATCAACCTTCTTAACAGCAGACTCGCCTGTACCGTCAGAAATGTTTGTAAATTTCATAACAACGTGCTTGTCGCCATCAAAAAGGGTTTGTGATGTTACTGCATCAGCCATGTTTTACCCCCTTAGAATACTGAATATTCTAGTTCAACTGTAAATCTTCCTGCTGTTATATCAGCATTAACAGCCGTTGTCGCTCTAGCATATAGATGCACATTTGCAACAGCAGCCGTTACGTTTGGAACGAAGATGTGATAGTTACCTGCTGTGTTGTTAAAGTTAATATCAATCTCTGTGATAGACTGTGTAGCACTTAACTGTTCGTTAAATGATGTAACACCTGCACCAACGATCTCTGTTCCTGATACGGCTGCATTTGTAGCTGTTCCAGAAGTAGAACTTAATGCTAAGTTACCTGCAAGAGTTTGACCTGCTGCTGTGGTAATACCAATCAAAGCTCTGTGTAGGAATATCTTTGATGGTGTAACTAGATCATCAGGAGCATCTACGTTTAGTGTTCCTAATTCTACAAGACAGTCACCATCTCCATACGCTACAGATGCTGCGTTTGTGCTTGCTAGTGTACCTGCAAAAGACTGTATCTTTCGTGTACCCATAGAAATGAGTTGACCTGTTGAGTTTACAGAAAAACCTGTTTCTGTAATTGCACCTGTGGTGCTACTCTTGTTTACTGCTTTAAATCCTCCAGTTGCTCTAACTGGACCTGAAAATGTTGTATTGCCCATATTAATCTCCTTGTCGTGGCAAATGTCAGCTTACGCTGTCAAGGTGAAATTAGAAGGGGGCGATTTCTCGCCCCCAAGGTTGCTAGTTTACGCAGCTCCTGTTGAACCGTAAATTCCAAGTGGATCAGATACACCGAAAGAGTATCTCTCTCTCGCTTTGTATCTTACGTTTCCAGTGTTGAAATCTCCGTCCATGCCAGTAGCCATAGGAGTTCTAACGAAATGCTTCATTCCGTTTGGAACATCTGTGATGATGAAGAAAGCATCACTATCTGTTAGATAATGGTTAACAGCAAAGCCCTCTGGGATAGACCCATTAGACTTGATAGCGTTAATGTCATTATCAGCAGTTCCTGTTCTGAAATCTGTTTGTAGCAATCTTGTTGCTGTAAACATCAATGCAGGTGGAACAATCAGCTTTCTTGGTCTTGCTGCAATCAATAGACCTCTTTCATCTACGAAGGCTGCGATATCAATCACAGCTTGCTCTAAAGATGTTTCGTTAAGGTCTGCTGCTGTTGATGGTTGGTTTCTATTATTACCACCTGCCACGGTTCCGTGGGAGTCACTAAATAGAAAAGCTCCATCACCAGAAGTGAATGTATCAAAACCAGTGTTTAGAAGTGACGCTGCTTTTGTTTGCTTTGTGTAAGCCATAGCTCTAGCAAGTGCTTTTGTATAACGTGCTGATAGGCTGTCATACAAATTGTCTTCCATAGCTTCCTCTGTGATAGAGAAACCCATAGCCACTGTCTCGTGATTAAAACGAGCAGTGAATGACTCTTGTGCTACATCGTAAGAGATGGCTGCACCTTCTTGCTTCACTGGGGCTGCACCGAACCCTGATAGCTTCACCTCTTCCTCAAAACTTCTGTCTGAGTTTTCAGTTTCATAGATATCAGCGTGTTCGTTTTCATAGCCTTCATACTCTAGTCCAAACAATGCGTTTAAACCTGGGAGTAACTCTTTTAAGAGATTTGCTCTACTCATTACAGCCATGATTAGCCTCCTCCTGGTGCAGCAGCATTTGTGCCACCACTTGCCAATTGATGCCCTGAATTAAACTTACAAAGCATGATTGGGAATGAAGTTCCTCTTTCGTCACCATCGTGACCACCAAGAAAATCAACAATCCTTACTGGTAAAGCTGCAGTTGTGTTTGTTGTGCTAATGTCAATACTGACACGAGAAATTCCAAACGTAGCACTTGATGCTGTCTGCTCTAACTCTACGTTAGCACCAAGATCATCATCAGTTACTGCTCCGTCTGCTTGTACAGCAAACAGAATGTTTGGATCATCAGCAACATACGCCATACCACTGGTATGAGCTGCACCTGACCATTGAGATGAAAATGTAAGCTGACTAGTGCTTACATCGATAAAACGACATCCTAGAAAGATACCGATAGGCGTTGCTGTGCTTGTGCCTGTATCTTTCGCTATCGTTGTGGTTCCACCGTCATCATTTAGCTTGACGACATCACCGTAACAAATCCTTGTGGATTGAGAGGATAGGATAGGATATTGACGAAAACCACCAGTGTATTCGCCACCTAATGTTCCTACTGGTCTTAACCCAAAAGGAGCAGATATGCTAGACATATGTCTACCTCCATTAAGTTGTTCGAGTGCTTCGCTCTGGTTTCAGAACTGGCATTCGAGGATCATTATTACGCAAGAAAGAGTTGTCCACAGATTCCATTTGCCTGTTAGCCATTTCCTTGTGGGCTTCCTTACGAGCTTCTACTGTTTCGGTTGCTATGCTACAGAGTAGCTGACCACCAATTTCAATATTGTCTTTCCATCGTGAATCGATGTCAGACATAACGTGTAACTCAGGATGGTCTTTGGCTAAGACAGGTGTCCAACCTTCACGAAACCTTGCAGATACATTAGGGTTATCTGATTGACCCATGATCGCTGTTCTTATCCAACGAAACTTAACCCCAGGCTTGGGATTAGGTGTTGGCAACAACGTAGGTCTTTCCCATGATTTCTTTCGAAATTCCATTTCTCTTGTTCCGTTATCTCTTGGTTCTCTATCAGCCATTTCCTTGATCCTTCATTAGTTGCGCTGCATATTGCTCTTTACTGAGTCCCAAGCGTCTAGCGAGGTTCACTTGGGTTGAGGTCAGTCGCACTGTGCGTGGTTTTTTTGCACTCCGTTTAGTGGGGGCAACCACGTTGCCAGTTTGACTCTGTTGCGCTTCCTCATCTTCGATAACATCGTCAAACTTGTCTGGAAAAACTTTTCGCATCTCCTTATCTATCTCTTTATAATACTCTTCGCTGTCTCCGACAACACCTTTTTTTACCAACTCTTCATGAACACCAAAGGCATACGAGGTCATTCGGCTATCTTTATTGAACCATGTATTCTCATTTGCCCAGTCCAAAGCCCTCTGACTCACCTTTGGTTTCTGGGGTTGCTGAGGCATTGGCTTAGGTTGCTCTACCCTTGGCTCAGGTTGTTTTGGTGGTGTGTAGGTATCCACACGATATTTTTCATTTTGTATTCTAGCTAACTCAGCAGACGCATCAGCAAGTTTATCTGGATCACCTGATTCGTAAGCTTCTTTGTAATCTATCTTGGCTTTTTCAAGCTGTGCATCTACTCTGCCTTTGGCTTGATTTATCAAAACACTCTCGCCATCAGATAGATTTTTACGCAGTTCTTCGTTTTCTTTCTGAAGTTTTTTAGCGTAATTTAATGCCTCCTCTTGTAGACGAGATGCTTCTTCTTTGGCTCTACGCTCTTCGTGATACTCGTATTTTAGCTCCTTGATACGCTTTTGCACCTTATCGCTATAGTTTTTGGCTTCATCTTCATCACCTTCAACTTTAGGCTGCGTGTCTTCTTTTCGCTTTGCAACCCTATCTTCTTCAGGTCTATCATCAACAATCTCAACCTCAAAAGAGGTTTCTTCCTGTTGTTTTGTTTCTACAGGCTTATCTTCACCAAAATCTAAATCTTGTTGTGTGTCCTGCTCTTCAATTTTTTCTGCTACTTCGTTCATATCCTTTTATATCCTCTTGGGTCATCGACAACAGCTTCAACCGTGTCATCATTGATTAATCTAAATTCCTGTGTGTGTATTTTAAAGCGAGTACCTGAATATGATCGAAAGATCACAAAATCACCCTCTTTACAATATGGACCGTTTGGAAACTTATCCTGATCCTTATACGCATCAGGACCCATGCTAACGACAAAACCTATGATTGACGCTATACCTTCAGCATCTCTCAATGCGTCTGGCATATATACGCCACCTTCGGTTTTCTCATCTACTTCAACTGGGGATATTAGGAGTTTGTAGCCCTTTGGTTGGGGCATCTTGGAAGCGATTTTCTCATCATCTTCCTTCTTTACAGCTTGATACATTTTAACCTCATGCAGTGATTTAGGCTCACAGTTGCCTTGCGTTTAAGTACGTTGAGATTATTTAATCCTCAATGGCTTTCTTTTGCAAGTCTAAAATTTCTTGCTCTATTTTAAGCAATCCTCTGTATTCACCGACCATTGAGGTGTATTCATCGAAGGTTTTCGCTCCTCCCATGCACAAATGTTCCTGTATTTGGGTCTTTTGATCACTGATTCTCTTTAAAATCAGCCCATAATCGTCATTCATTGTTTGTTAAGTCCTTTGCAAGGCTTAATCCGATATCTACACCGTCTTTTATAGCCTTTTTCTCAGATTTATCAGCCTCTGTAGCCACCTGAATACCTAATTTAGCACCCTGTATCTTCTCATTTGACTTCGTTTTCTGTACATCAGTCTGTAATTTAGCGATATCAAGCTGTTTTTTGTGTTCAAACTCAGCTTCTTTCAAGGCTAACTCTCTTTGCTGTATAATTGTCAGTGGGTCTTGCTGTTTTTTCATCGCCTCAGCCTGAGCCATCTCAGCTTGACCTTTTTGCAACACCTTAGCTGCAGCTTCTGCTGTTAATTTTGACAATTCTTCCTCTACATCCTCTGGTAAAGGCTTTTCTTCGTCTGGCATTTCCACACCTAACTGCTTTTCTATCTCTTTTCTATACTGAAACGCAACGTGTTCGGTAATGTGAGCTGCCAAGGCATTCTGGATAGCAGACGCAAAGGGCGATTGACCAATGATTTGCTGTATCTTTGGATCTTGAGCAGCAGCAGTATGTACAGCAATGTGCGCTTCATGGTCTTGATACTTGAACGCCTTGACAGGTTCTTGCTTCATGATCGCCATGTTTTCTGTTACTGGATCATTCGGCTTTATATCGTCAGGTAGTTTGATAATATCGGATGCATCTTTTATTCCTAGCACTTCTAGCATCTGTCGATGTAGCTTTCCCATGTCGTATAGCTGTGGTGCTTGTTGGGCTAATTGTAGGGCTGCCTGATATTGTGTTACTCGTTGTGCCATTGTCGAGGCATTCGGATCAGATACTGGTATTACATCCACTCTTCCATCAAAATCCTCTGTTCTTGAGAAGTCACCTTCCATTTCGTAGGCATACTCTGGAGGCATGAAGTCATGAATACACTTGGCTAATATACGAAGTTCTTTTTTCAAAGAGGCGTGTAGTCGTGCTTGCACCCCAGACATCACCTTCATGGATCGCTCTAACAAGGCTAATGTTGTACCAACAGGAGCTTGTGGGTTCATGTTACCCACCTGTACATCAGCAACAGAACCTATTCGTCTGCCTTCTTCCACAATATTTCCCAACAACTGGTATAATACTGAGGATGGTTCTTTAT